CCAAGCTGCGCAGAATGCACTAATGGGCCAACAACAGGCTGGACCACAGTACTTTAACCCAGAGTCGCAGACTGGCATGGGTTCAATCTACGGGGCTTACAACGCACAAATGCAGTATCAAGCTGGGATGGCACAAGCCGCAGCAGCAAAGAGTGCTGGAAAAGCTGGCATGTTTGGATCAATTGGTGGAGGACTTATGGCTGGGGCAGGAGCAGCATACTAATGAACATAATGCCTGCTATAAGCTTAATCAGAAAGGCGCTTAAAAACGCAAAGCGTCCTGCCGTGCTTTGGAGTGGAGGAAAAGACTCCACTGTGTTGCTTGATCTATGCTTAAGCATGCGCCCTGACATCGAGGTAATCCACTTTAAGTTGCCATTCCTTTCACACAAGTACCAACATCACCATGAGGTGCAAGAAAAGCTAAAACTGACAGTCCACGATTGGGTGCCCTCGTCTATTGCGCTAACTCACGGGAAAGACCGCATCGACGTTTGTGAAACCTATTCACTCGGAACTGGGCAGCTTAAAGTGATGCGTGGGACAGAATCAATGGACTTAACTAAGCCGTGGACATGCGGCAAGGAATGGCTTAGCAGGCCAAAGGCGCACGTTGTAAATGACTTTGATGTGTTGTTCTGTGGGCACAAAAGCAGCGACGAAGACCCATTGACTGGCTCAATTCCGCTCATGGTTGACATGAAAATTATTGGCAACGGTACAGAAATGTGGTTTCCGTTGCGTGAATGGACTGACGAGGATGTTGCTCTATACATCACATCTAACAACGTAAAGTACGACCAGAACAGGTACGATGCTGATGTTGTGTCCAAGCCGGACAAGCACATGAACAGTGACTACGTTCATGCCTGCTTCCGTTGCATTGACCGCAGAGAATCTGCATTTGTGCATTGCCCAAAGTTACAGATCGACGTAGAGAACTTGCATGAGCATGTCCTCCACGAAGAGCCAGTCATCCCCTACTGCAACGTCCGATCTGGACTGCCAAAAGTGCGGAGCGTGTTGCAGCCACAAGACCAGTTGGCCGATTCTGCGAAAGGATCGATCTGATGCAGTCAACATCCCCAAAGAGTACATCCGTGATGATCTGCCGCTGCTTAAGTGCGTTGGAGCTCGCTGTATTGCGCTTTCGGGAATTGTTGGGCAGGAAGTTTCGTGTACAATCTATGAACATAGACCGCAAGCCTGCCAGCGGTTTGAAAAAGGCAGCACTCTTTGTTTAGAAGCTAGAACCAAATTTTATGGCAAAACCTCGTGAACTTTATAGTGGCCAAGCGCCCCAGGCTATGAGCTTGATGGGCCAAGGCATTGCTGACGCTTACGCTAGAGCCGGAGAGATCGAAGGCAAAGGATACATGGCGCTGGGGCAGGGGATTGCACAGGGGCTTACCGGAGCGGCTAGCGCAGTTGCTGACTACAAGAAGATGTCGTCGCAGGTAAAGGCTGATGCGGCTGCATTCAATTCGTTTAAGGACTATCTTCCGGCTAAGTTTGTGGGTTTGCAGCAAGCAATGGAAAACGATCCAAGTGCAAGTTTGCTGGATAAGCAACAGTTCTATCAATCCGCTAAAGGGTACTTGGGTGCTGCCATTGGACAACAGTACAAGATGGAGCAGATTGGAGCAGAGCAAAAGGGCTTGTTTGACCGAACTGTGGCAGGCAAAAAGCCTGTTGCGGACTTATCTGGGATTGCATCTGGGTTAAAGCAAGCCACTGGAACGCCATCACAATCTGAACCAGTCGCGCCAACTCCATCTGGATCCCCCTTTGACATGCCTGGTGATGATTTTGATTTAAATAGCGCGGTAGATAAGCTTGAGGTTTATATGATAAACGAGTACGGCCCTGACTATAAGGCAAGAAAGATTCAACCTTCTGAAAGAGATATGGTAAAAGCTGGATTTAGGACTAGATAATTTATGCCATATACAGAAGATCAGATTAGCCGAATTTTAAGCAGGTTTAATGCGCCGGAAGTAGAAGCGCAACCGCCTGCCAGGGAAACTGTGACTGTGCTTGGAATGGAACCTACTCCACAGGCAGGTTTAACAAAAGAACCCATGTCTGCTTACGATGAGTATCAAAAAGCATACGCAGATGCGCAGCGTAGAAGACTTGCTGGGCAAGAGTATATTGCAAGGCAAATGTTTTTGCATCCAGATCAGGCAGAGGTAATCAATAAAGGATTAAGTCAAATTTTAGATGTTGATGTTCCTAAAATGCCTAGGTTTGAAGAAACTGAACCTGCAAAAAAAATAATGGAGTCTCTTCCAGCATTTGAAAAAAGAGATTACGTTATTGCTAATATTAAATCTGAGCTTGATGGCGCATCTAAAATTAAAGATCCGCAGGAAAAAATGCAACGCATCTTTACCATTCTTCCAAAGATGATTCAGTCTGCTGGAACCGGCGGAACTGATGCCTTGCAGCCTGCTGAAATCATCCTTGGTTTGCCTGAAGCTCAGACAATCTTTACATGGGCATCTGCGAACAAAAAGAACTTGTACGACCCGATGACATGGGCGGAAATTCAAACTGATCCAGTATTAAAGAATGCATTTATGGCGAATCCAGATGCATATCTTAAAAAGGCAAAAGCAGTATACAATACAATCTCATCGAGCCGAAACAAAGCGTTAAATCAGTTTGAAAGAATGTCTTCAAGGGATTGGGTTCGTAAAAACACAGGACTTGAATTGCTTGATAAGTTTACAGACGAAGACCTGCAAGATATTCCAGCTCGCCCAGATACTTCCGCAGCCTTCTCAATTGGCCCTGGGGGCGCTCCTATTCGCACCGAGGCAGTACCGCAGCAACAGGGCGCTGCGCCTAACTTAAAGAAGGCATACTACAACGCTGCTGGTAAGCTGGTGATTCCCTAGCACTTTATGGCACAACAAATACAGCTTCCAGACGGCACTATCGTTGAGTTTCCAGATAACGCAACAAACGAAGATATTTCGACTGCGCTAAATGAGTACGTTCCTGCACAGCAAGAGGGCGTGCCATCATTATCTCAGCGTGCGCTAGAGGCTGTTGCACCATACATTCGTGGAGCAGGCCCAACGGCTTCTGCTGCACTTCTTGGGTTTGCTGTAGGTGGACCACCCGGAGCGGGACTAATGGCAGCCTCGCTTGAGGCCACGCAGCTGCTTGGTGATCCGGCAGTGCTAGTGCTTAATAAATACCTTGGTACAGACTATTCGCCTCCAAGCCAAACCATTCAATCGTTTCTATCCGGCATAGGTCTTCCTGAGAGCAAAACTCAGGCAGCTAAAATGACAGAGGCAATGTCAAAAGGGGCGGCAAGCACATTGGCGACTGTTGGACTTGGCCCTGTAATTCAAGCGGTATCTAAAGCCACTAGCGGAGAGCGCAGTTTGGCTATGGAAGTTGGTAAGATGCTTGCAGATCAACCCGGCAGGCAGGCCGTTGCTGGTGCAGCAGGTGGTGCAGCAGCGGAGGCAACAAGGCAAGCACTGGAAGGCAAGCAAGCTCCAGAGTGGATGCAGGAATATGTGTTTCCCGTGCTTGAAATGGGAGCTGGCATTGTTGGTGGAGGTGCAGGATCGTATTTGGCTGGGAGAACACAAGCCGCTAGATCAATGAAGACTGGAACATATCCGGGTGCGCCTGGATTAGCGCCAGAAGAGATGGCGTTGGCAGTTCAAGAGCTAGAAGCCAAAGGACAACAGATTCCTACGTCTTATGTGTTTCCTCCCAAAGGGCCAGTAGGAAAAACGCTACAACGGCTTGCTAGAGCAGGAACTGCTGGAGAGCTTGATCAAGAGATCATCAACTTCAGAAATCAAGAGATCGAGAACTTCTTTGCTGATAAAGGAATTACTCCGAGTCAAGCTTGGCTTGCTGAGGTTACAAAAGACTTAAACGCTACAAGGCTGGAAAATGTAAGACGATTGACTGGCGTGAACGATGAAATCATTAAGGCTGCTGACAACACAGCTAAAACGGTTCCTGTTCAAAAGTCATTGGCTGCAATTGATAGCGAAATTGCTCAACTTAAAAAGGACCACCCAACTGGATATACTGAAGTTGTTTCTAAACTAGAAGCTATTAAAGACGGTCTTTCCGGCAAAGCGGTTAAGCCTCCAGTATTGTTTGACCAATTTGGAAATGAAATTCAAAGGCAACCAATAAGACCAGGCCAGTCTTTCTCTTCTGTTGATGTAAACAGAAATGATGTCGGAGGACTTACTAGAGATCCATCTTTGGCGGCAATAGACGCAAAGGAACTGGGTAAAATCTCTACAAGAATTTACGGAGTCATCAAAGATGACATGCGTGATTTCTTGAAAAACAACAACCTTAAGGCTGATCTGTGGGATTCTACAACTAAAGAACTGCATGAGTCAGCGGGACAACTTGATGTCAGCGCGCTTCGGCATGCATTAGACATGGGTAAAGTTCAGCCAGAGGCTGCATCGAGGCTATTGTTTAGCACCAAGCCAAGCGAGGTTAAGTTGGTGTATGACAATCTTAGCCCAGAAGGCAAGCGCAACGCTCAGTATGCAATGCTTGAAAAAGCCTTAAGCGATTCGATCAATCAAACCACATTGGAGCCAAGCGCAGCAATTGTTGAAAAAAGACTCAATCAACTCAAGAAGGACTCAAACATCTTCTTTAAGAATACACTTCAAAGGGATGAGATTGAAGGATTGACCCGGATGTTACGACTGACTTCTCCGTCAGTTGATCTCCAAGCAGATCCTAATACGGGACAGCGTGCAGTTGCTCCTATGGCTGCCATAGCAGCTTTAAGCGCTCAAGGCGCAGTAAAGACAGTAGCTGCCGCAACGCTATTGGATCGAGTGGCGAGCTTTTATGAATCTCCAGTTGCTCGCAAAATCTTAAAGGCGCTTCCTAAAACTCAAAAGGATTCAACTGAAGAACTTGCGTTGACCAAACGATTTATTAATGCCTTTGAGATTCACAACGATCAAAAGTCTGTTGAAGATCTTGAGAAAAAGCGTATTGCAATGGCGTTTATTCCGTCTAGCACATATACAGAGCAAATGCCGAATGGCGGGTTCGTTAAGGTAGACAACAGCCTTGGCTATAAGATGATCAAGCCAGCAGATGGCGGAATTAAACTGTTTGATAAGACTGGTCGTCAAGTGCCCGGTATTTTTGCGAACGAAAAGACTGCCATCAAGAAAGCCACAGATTTAACTTATCGCGAAGTTATACAGCAAATCAGAGCAAAGGAAAAAGCATATGCCGCTGAAGAAATCCGCAAGTGAGAAGGCGTTCGTACAGAACATCAAGACCGAAATCAAGCATGGCAAGCCGCCCAAGCAGGCTGTAGCTATCGCTTACTCTGTGCAGAAAGCTGCTGCCGCCAAGCGCAAATAGCCTATGGCGAACATAACACGGAAGTGGAAACGCTTCCTTGCAGTATCATGCAGCCACGGCTTCATGGCCGATCAGGCTGTACTCAAGGAGGTGCTCCGTTTCCGTGACCGATGGAAACCAGACACGGTGCTGCATCTTGGCGATGCCATCGACATGACGTGCCTGCGTAGTGGTGCTATCACTGCTGACAGTCACGACGCTACCGTAGATCCCGAGGCCGACCTGAACGATGGCCTAGCATTTATCTCGGCGCTGAGACCACAACACTACCTGCTTGGCAACCACGAGGCCCGGCTTGTCACGCTGATGAGCCACCCTAAGGCGATTATCTCGGCGTTGGCGACTCGCGTCTATCACCAGATCCACGACCGAGCCAAGTCGATCAGGTGCAAGGTGTACGACTACAAGCTTAAGACCGGCTTCGTTGGCTTGGGTGACGCGCTCTTCCAGCATGGATACTTGCACAGCGAGAACGCCTTGCGTGATTCCGCCGAGCGTATGTGTCACGGGAAGTACAGCAAGCTTGTCATGGGGCATATCCACCGTGTACAAATCGCTGAAGGTCGGCGCATTAAAGGTGTTACTGGCTACTCTGTTGGGTGGCTCGGAGATCCCGAAATGGCTGGCTATGCGGAGAATAGGATCGCAACTACCGCCTGGAGCAGAGGCTGGGCGTGGGGTGAATATACTGACAACGAGACAATTGTATGGCTGACAAAAGAACTAAAGGACGGAAGCTTCAAGCTGCCCCTGTAGAGGGGGACTGGCTCTCGCAACTTGCGGAGAATCTAGAACTAAAGCCCGCACCTCCGGGGTGGTATACACTCTCACAAATTGCTCAACGGCTTGGAATTGGCAGAACCGCTACACGGAACATCCTTGCTCAAAAGAAAGCTGTACGACAGAAGTTTTACCACAAAACGACTGACGGAAGAATCGTGCTTACAGTACACTACAAGATATGAGCCCCGAAGAACAAGAACGCCAAGCCATCATCCAGCGTGCAAAGGACATTCTGTCCGAGCACTTTGAGTGTGGCGAGATCCTCGTCCAAGCTCAGGACGAGAAAGACTCGGACAACACGAACCGCTATGAGAGTGGTTGGGGCAATCGTTTCGCCCGGGACATGCACATCAACCTCATGCACAAGGAAAGAGTGCTGGAACACTCTTGGATGGAAGAGTGTGGGGATGAGGATGATGACGATGATGAGGATGACGACGACGAAATAAAAGCAAAAAAGTAGTTGCGCGTAGTAGACCAACGTATACTTTGCTAGGCATTCGGTGAATGGTTCACCGATGAAACACAACAAAAATGAAAGTAGCACAAATTAGCGACATTCAGAACTTGGCCGATGGTTCGGTCATTGGCGAGATGCGGGTGACGATCAAGGCGACGTTCCCGCCTAAAACTGGCGAAGGTAAGTTTGGCCCTTGGCGGGTACAGAACTGCGTCCTTCAGGACTCCACCGGCGAGTGCCGTGCATCGTTCTGGTTGCCAGACGAGATGGGTGACCTCAAAGGACAGATGGTGACTCTTAAGTCACAAGCTGGCAAGAAGGGCCTTCAGGGCATCAGCGTGAAGCACTCGACCCACTCCGGTGAAAACGAACTCAAGATCACCGACCAGTGCGCTATCATCGACGACGCCGGTGCAGCCGTAGCCGCAGCAGGCCCACGCAAGCCAGTGCAAGCTTCGTCGCCTATCTCGCTCACCGTAGCAGACGCCAAGCGTGCGCTCTTCCAAGCTGCACAGCTCATGGCTGAAGCCATCAAGGCTGCTGAGTGGGTTGGCGGACAAGCAAGCGTGACCCCAGAGCAGTTGCAGGCTATTGCCACATCACTCTTTATCTCCGCAGATCGTGCGGGGTTTGCAAAGGCATTCCCCTCAGCGCAGACTAAGCCGGTCAAGAAAGACGAACCCGTTGAACTTGAGGAGGACGATCTCAAATGGTAAAAGCCAAAGACATCTCCACGCTGTGCGGTGTCACGCTTCAGACTATCCTGAAGTGGGCACGCGAGAACAAGATTCCTCACCACAGGATCAGCGCACGTTGCCTGCGGTTTGATCTAGGTGAAGTCAACGCTTGGCTGGAACGTAAACGCGATGCCAATAAACAGCAGGGCTAAAGGCTGTCGAGGCGAGCGCATGTGGCGCGACGAACTCCGGGCTGCTGGCTTCACGGCGAGGCGTGGTCAGCAGTTTGCCGGAGGGACGGACAGCCCGGATGTCATCTGCGAGGAGCTTGCAGCACTACACCAAGAGGTGAAGTTCGTCGAGAACCTCAACCTAATCAAGGCCACAGAGCAGGCCGAGCGCGATGGCGCTGGTAAGGCTTGGATCGTCGCTCACAAGAAAAACCGTACTCCTTGGCTAGTGACGATGAACAGCGAACTGTTCTTCAAGCTGCTTAGGGATGGCATGGACGGCCTTAAAGCAAATACATGAAAACAGAAAAACTTAATCAAGTGATTTACGCCAGAACAAACAAGATTTTCAAGCTTTGGAGTGAAGGCAAAATCTCTCTTGAAGAGAACATGGAAATGTACATCAGAATGATTGAGGGTTATAAGCGCAAATATCCCATTCAAATGGGGGAGATTTTTGCGACACCTACTTCGCCAAATTCTGACGCTCGACAGTCTGTAGATTAAACACTTCTGCACCATGCAGGGGCGCGACTGCACAACGCGCACACTTTATGAACATCAGCATCAATATAACATACACGTCAGGAACTAAAATCGAGCTTATCGTTCCTTTGGAAGAGCCTTGCAAGCTCGCCAGCGAACCACAGCCAGAGTCGCAGTCAAAGAAACCCGGTAATTACTTTGACGTAATGAAGCATTGTGATGCGTTGAGTGCGAGTCAAGGGAAGCCAACGGTCGCACCAGATCCTGTGCAGCCTGCGCAGGACTTGGCGGATGCCATGTGCATCGTTACGAACAAAGAGCTTGAGTCGTCCGGCAAGCGGTACACTTCCGTTAACGAGCTTATCGACGATCTGTGCAAAGACCCCGAGGTAGGCCGGACGATGAGCATGTACAACATGACGTACACGACTATCGACGGCAAGGAGTGGCAGGTGCCACCTGGCTTGATGAAAGATCTAGTCATCATCTACGGCGAAAAGACCGTCGAGCAGGAGCTGCTCAAGGCCCATGCTTGGCTCGAAGCTGACCCTGCAAGACGCAAGACTCCACGCGGCATGGGGCGCTTTCTCAACGGCTGGCTCAGTCGTGCATCGTCAATGGTGCGTACACCGATTAAAACTCTACTGAAGCGTGACAGCTTAATGTCTACCAATGGAAGCACACAAGAAAGCTGGTAGGCGCAGGCCGGTGGAGCTACCACCCGACACGGTGGTGCCAACTGCGCTAGAGGCCGAGCGCGGCATAGCGTCAATTGCGCTGAATCATCCCGAGGTGTTTCTGCACCACATAAGCGAGAAGAACTTCAAGGTGGGCGACATCTTCGATCCGCTTAGTCACCGGGTGTGCGAGATTATCTTGCAGCAGCAGTCTCGCAACGCGTCGTCCGAGATCCGCGTGATCTTCGAGAAGTGCCGCGAGACACTGCCAGCGACCGAGTTTCACCAACTCAGCGACCTCTACACGCTCATGCCAATCGCCGGTGCGATAGGCGACCTTGTAGACATCGTCAAGAACACGGCCAAACGGCGCACCTTGCAGCATGTAGCTTACGAGACGCTGATGGCTATTAGCGACGCTACCGTGCAGACGCCTGAGCTTCTGAGCGACGTCGTGATGAAGGTCGAGGGACTGTCCCGCGAACTTGCTCCTCCGAAGGTCATGGACACTAAGGCGCTGCTCATTAATGCGCTCAACCGCTACGAGAGCGGCGACGACGAGTCTATGCGGATAAAGACTGGCTATTCTGCTATCGACAACATCTGTCCGATACGCTTTGGTGACTTCGTAGTCATCGGTGGTGAAACCAAATCTGGCAAAACCATGCTGGCACTCAACATTATTGCAAATCTAATAAATGAATAAACTCGTAAACCTAACCCCTCACGACATTACCATCACTGGTTACGGCGTGATCGAGCCGAGTGGCTACTCGGTGAAAGTACACTCACACCTAAGCAAAGTCGC